TATTTCTAATTTATGGAATGAAATTTACACAACACTTGAGTCAGAACAAATAATTGACAATCAAAATATAGAAGTACTAAGAGTATATGCTAATGGTCAAACGTATGGACTTGATGGTAATATACACAAAGATGAAAACAAACACGGTTATTATACAGTTTTATATTACGCAGTCAATGATACTTGGGATAAAAACTGGCACGGAGAAACCCTATTCTATGATGACAATGAAGAACAAGTTATAGCAGTTTGTAAACCAAAAAGAAATAGTTTTGTTTTCTTTGATTCAAGAATACCTCACGTTGGTATATCACCTAGTAAACAACATAATGGTTTACGAGTTACACTTGCTTTTAAACTAAGAGTTAATTGAAATAATTGTAAACTGATATTTATTAATGAGTATATACAACATTTTACAATACATAATTCAGTTATTAGGGAGTAAACCAATGAAAAGTGATAAAACTTTAACAACATTTGACGAAATTATAGAAATAACACTTGAACACGAGGGTGGATACGTTCACGACCCAAAAGATTTAGGTGGTGAAACCAACTTTGGTATAGCTGGTAGATTCTATCCTGACGTAGATATCAAGAACCTTACTAAAGATGGTGCTAAAGATATCTATAGAAAAGATTATTGGGATAAGAATAAAATAGACGATGTAGCTGATAACTTAAAGCATATCTATTTTGATATGTGTGTAAATCAAGGTAGAGGAACTGCCGTAAAGATTTTACAAAGAGCAATCAATGGTAAGGGTGGAGATTTAAAAGTAGATGGTGGATTCGGGCCTGGAACAAAAGGTGCTTTAGAAAAATACAACCCATCTCCTGATAGAGTTCGTTGTTACAGATTAAAACATTATTATGATTTGGTTAATAAAAAACCAGAACAAGAAAGATTTTTGTTTGGGTGGTATCGTAGAGCATTGTCTGTCTAATGAACAAATTAACTGAGTGGTTAACCAAACCTTTTTTGGATGAGAATATAGACTTACCTGTCAGTATCGGTGATACCGTTAAGATGGGAAAATTCAAAAACAAAAAGGTAGTCGTTAAGAAAATTGACTGGAATGAAAAGGGTGATTTACTGATAAACGGTAGACCAGCTTTAAAGTTCAGAGTAATACCAAAAACTAATTTATTTGATAAAGAAAAAGTTACTGAAGGTGTAAATGACCCAGGTATATTTAAAGCAGTTTTTCTTGCTGGTGGGCCAGGTAGTGGTAAGACTTTTGCTGCAAGACATTTATTTGGTATGCCTGATAGTGTCAATATTAGTATGAGTGGTATGAAGATGGTTAATTCTGATAAGGAGTTAAAATTTCTTTTAAATAAATACGGATTCGGTACAGATTTAGATAAGATGCCTGAAGAACTATTTAATCAACTCACAATTGCAGATGATGACGACTATAGTGGATTTAGAGATTATTCTAAAAGTTTAACTAAACAAAGAATGAATTTGTATACTGACGGTAGACTTGGAGTTATTGTTGATGGAACAGGTCATAATTGGAAAAACGTTAGAAAAGAAAAAATAGCATTAGAAAAACTTGGTTATGATACATATATGATATTTGTTAATACAACGTTAGAAGTTGCACAACAAAGAAATCAAGAACGAGATAGAATTTTACCACCAAAGTTATTAAAAGACTCTTGGAATGATGTTCAAAAAAATCGTGGAGCTTTCAAATCGTTGTTTACAAAAAATTTCAAAGAAGTTCAAAATAGTGAGAATTTGAACGATAAACAAATATCAAAGAAATTTGGTAGTTTAGCAAGAAGATATATTAAAGTATTTATGGACAAACCAATTACAAATAAAATTGCTAGGAGTTGGATTAAAAAACAACAGATATTAAAAAAGAGTGGTATAAAAGAATTTGATATTCCATCACCAAGTCGTAAAGGTGTTAAGAAGATGAAGAAGATGGGTAACACTTCAGTTCCTTATGGTAGTGGTTATAAAAAAGTTAATGAAGCATTTGCTGTAAGAGGTAGTAAAGTTGAAAAATTTATAACTGGTAAAAATCTTACTCATAAAGGTAAAAAATATAAAGAAATTGAATTTGAGACATTGGGTATTGATAATAATACAAAGATGGTTAAGTTAAGAATTTTAGCACCAAAGAAATTATTTGGTCAAGAAGTACCTGTTAAATTTCAAACACTTAGAAGAGGCCCTTTTCTTAAAACCGATACAGGTAAAAAACTAAAAGAACAAAAAGAAATCAAAAAAATAGTTGGTGTATATGGTGGTAGATTTCAACCATTTGGCCCACACCACAAAAAAACTTATGAGTGGTTAAAGAAGAGAGTAGATGACGCGTACATAACAACTTCAGATATAAAACAACCACCAAGACATCCAATGAACTTTGCAGAAAAAGTTCGTCATATGACAAAGATGGGTATACCTAAAAATCGTATTATAAAAGAAAAGTCACCTTATGTAGCTAAGAATGTATTAAAGAAATATGATAAAGATACTACCGCAGTAATCTATATATTTGGTGCTAAAGATGCTGGTAGATTATCAAGTGGTACATACTTTCAAGATTATAAAAAAAATAAAAACAATATGAATGGTTATGAAGATAACGGATATGTTCTTACAGCTCCTCACGTTTCTGTTAGTGTGGGTGGTAAAGAGGTTAGTGGAACTGTGATGAGACAATTACTTGGTTCACCTGACTTTGAAAAAAATAGAGAAAAGTTATTTAAAACAGCTTTTGGATACTTTGATAAAGGTATCTATAATATGATGACTAATAAATTTAAAAAGTTATTTGAATCTATTGATGAATTTTTAATTAATAATGATATAAGTAAACTTATAAAAGAAAGTAGTACAACAGTAACATCACCAACAGATGATGGACCACCTACATTTTATAAAGGGTTTAGTGACTACAGAAAATTTTCTAAAAAATGGATAGACGATATGTATGTAGGTCAAGGTTGGGAAGTACTTCAATATATTTTAGGAAAGGGTGCGCTTAATCCAGACTACGACTATACTCTTAACTACAACGTTGTACCAGCTATTGCATATGGTTATAAAAAATCAGGTGAGTATGGTGCTCGTTTTGGTGTTGATAATCCAATTAAGTCTTATAAAGATTATATATCAAATACCGTTCTACAAAATTTAGGTTATGAGATAATAAAATGGATGGGAATTACACCTGATGGTAAAAATTATACAGGTGTAGATGTAGAAAATCCAGTACTACCTGGTGTTGGTAAGGATAATATAGGCAATACAGAAAGAGACAAGTTACGTTTAAAGGAACGATTTAATTTAGACGAAGAAGTAAAACTTATAATAGAAGGTGGAGCATACGGACATATGAATCATCCGTTTGACGATAAAAATATTACATTTACAGATTTAAAGAACATAGTTATATTAGGACTCGGTGGTAAATTAAACCGAGAGGATGGAGTTACAGAGAAACTTGATGGTCAAAACTTAATGGTTTCTTGGGTTAACGGTAAATTAGTTACAGCAAGAAACAAAGGACAACTTAAAAACTTTGGAGCAACTGCAATGGATGTAGCTGGTGTTGCTTCTAAATTTGCAGGTAGAGGTGATATTAGAGATGCTTTTGTTTTTGCTATGAAAGATTTAGGAAAGTCTATAGGTTCTTTATCTGATAAACAAAAAGAAAAAATATTTGATAATGGTAAACGTTGGATGAATTTAGAAGTTATGTATCCAAAGTCAGCCAATGTAGTTGATTATGACAAAGCACAGATTGTATTTCACGGTACGTTGGAGTATGATGAAAGTGCTAGTGCGATTGGTCAACCTAAAGATTCGGCTCGTATGTTAGCTGGTATGATTAAACAAGTAAATCAAAATGTACAAAAACATTACACAATTGGTAAACCTCAATTTCTAACAGTATCTAAGGTACAAGATTTTGGAAAAAAGAAGTCTGGATTTATTAGTAGATTAAATAAATTAAAGAACGAATATGCATTAAACGATAATGATACGTTATCTAAATATCACCAATCATTTTGGGAAGAGTTTATCTTTAATGCATCTAAACAGTATAATTATGATATACCAAATAAAGTTTTAGTTGACTTAACTAAGAGATGGGCGTTCTTTGATAAATCATATAAGATACCAACGATTAAAAAAAGTATAGATAATAAGAAGTTTCTTGATTGGGTATTATCATTTGATAAGAATGACCATACAAAATGGGTAAAACAAAATATGAAACCATTTGAAGTATTATTCTTTGATGTTGGTGCTGAAATATTAAAAAACATTAGTGGTTACTTAGCTGCATCACCAGATAAAGCTGTACAGAAAATAAGAAAAGATGTAATTGCGGCAATCAAAACAGTTAAACGTGGTAAAGATATAAAAAAGATACAAACATTAAAGTTACAATTAGATAAATTAGAAAAGATTGGTGGATTATCATCCATAGTTCCATCAGAAGGAATTGTATTTAAATACAAAGGTAAAATATACAAGTTTACTGGTGCTTTTGCTCCAGTCAATCAAATTTTAGGGTTATTAAATTTTTAAAAGGAGTTATAATGGCAGGATATAGTAGAGAAAATTCGAGACAGAATAAAGCATTACAGTCAATTTTAGACGGAGGAGCACCAGAGGAGAGAGTACAAGTCGGGTATACTGGTAAATCACAAAAAATAGGTGACCAAATATCACCACTATCTGAAATTATGAAAGAAGCTAGAATGCCTTGGTTCTGTCCTTCTTGTGATAAGGTAATGAAAAAAAGATTAGACGATAAAACTTGGATATTATATAACCATTGCTTTGATTGTCAGGTTGATTTTGAAAATAAACTTCGCATTGAAGGTAAATATGATGAATGGATTAGTAAAAAGATAATAAAAAGTAAGTTAGATTGGATTAAAGACCAAAAACAAGAAATAACAGAACTTAGAGACCAAAAAGCTCCAGAATTTTTAGAACAATTTAGACCCGATGGGTATTCGGTAGATAAAGAAAAATGGCAAATGAATCCTGAAGAATTTAAAAAGCAAATGAATGAAGCATTAGAACATTTACAAAAATTAGAAGATTCTTTAAAGTGATATATTTATATACAGGGGAACTACAATGATTTCAGATGAAGAAATATATGTGGTTAAAGGTAAAGAATTAAAAACTATGATTAATTTACTTTATGATTTAAGGTATGTAGCAGTTGAATACGCTAAGTTTAATAAGACAGAGGTAGAAGAAACTGAAACTTTTTATACTAACTTTATTGAAAATATTGTACAATCAAAGTTATTTAAAGATTTAAAATTAGCAGACTTACAACAGGAGTTTTCTTTTAGCGAGATGTTAAGCCAAGCTGGAATAAAACTACAAAGGAGAAAATAAATGGCAACAATTGAGAGTGGTACTAAGAGAGTTGATGTAACGAGTAGGGATGCACCCAACCTTCGTGCTTCAGACGGACTTTATAATAAAATAACAAACTTTTCAGGAAGTAAGGGTGGAATTAATGATGCACTTGACTTTACTGGATCGGTTCAACCTGTAAGAGCTTTTATTCCAATTTCTGCTCATGCTGTAACAGGTGGTGATACTAAGTTAATTGCAAAAGATGGTGGTGAAACAAGAATGGCACATTTAACAGGATCATTTACAGGCCCAATTGAAATTGGACTTAAACGAATATCTGGAAGTGGTACTGCAATTTTATTACATTAATACAATGGAAAGAAATTCACAAGGACAACTTAAAGACGTAATTAAACAGGAGTATGTAAAATGTGCTTCTGATCCAGTTTATTTTTTGAAAAAATATTGTCTGATACAACACCCAATAAAGGGTAAGATACCATTCAGACTTTATGACTTTCAAGAAAAAACAGTAGAGGATTTTGTCCAAAGTAGATTCAATATTATATTAAAAGCTCGTCAGTTAGGTATTAGTACCTTAACTGCTGGGTATTCTTTATGGATGATGACATTTCATCAAGATAAAAATATTTTAGTAATTGCTACTAAACAAGAAGTAGCAAAAAACTTGGTAACAAAGGTTCGTGTAATGCACGCTAATCTACCAAGTTGGTTAAAACAAAAATGTGTTGAGGATAATAAATTAAGTTTGAGATACAAAAATGGTTCTCAAATAAAAGCTGTATCAAGTGGTGAAGATAGTGGTCGTTCAGAAGCACTGTCATTACTAATACTTGATGAAGCAGCATTTATTGATAGGATTGATAGTATATGGGCAGCTGCATCACAGACTCTCTCAACTGGTGGACAATGTATAGCACTTTCTACACCAAATGGTGTTGGTAATTGGTTTCACAGAACTTGGATGGATGCAGAAGATTATTTAAATGATTTTAATTTTATTAAGCTTCATTGGACTGTACATCCTGATAGGGAACAAGAGTGGAGAAATGACCAAGATGGGTTATTAGGGCCATCGTTAGCGGCTCAAGAGTGTGATTGTGACTTTATTACTTCTGGTCAATCGGTAGTTGATGGTGTAATTTTAGAAGAGTATAGAAATACACAAGTTAAAGAACCAATAGAGAAACGTGGTATAGATTCAAATATTTGGGTATGGGAGCCACCAAATTATACAAAAGATTATATAGTATGTGCTGACGTTAGCAGAGGAGACGCTACAGACTATTCTGCTTTTCATGTGTTAGATGTAGAAAGTTTAGAACAAGTAGCTGAATATAAAGGTAGGATATCTACAAGAGATTATGGTAATCTTTTAGTTAATATATCTACTGAATATAATAATGCATTACTTGTTGTTGAGAATAACAACATTGGTTGGGCATCAATACAACAAATAATTGATAGAGACTATGATAACTTATTTTATATGAGTAAAGATTTACAAATAGTAGATACACAAAAACATATTAATAATAAAATTAATAGAACGGAAAAACAACTCATACCCGGATTTACTATAACTTCAAAGACAAGACCTTTAATTGTGTCTAAGTTAGAAGAATTTTTTAGAGAAAAATCAGTAATAGTTCATTCGCAGAGATTAATAGATGAATTGTTTGTATTTATATATAATGGTAGTAGAGCTGAAGCTATGAGTGGATATAATGATGACTTGGTAATGTCTTTTGCTATGGGATTATGGATACGAGAAACAGCTCTTAGATTGAGAGCTGAAGGAATATCATTACAG